ATGACGGACTCTCAAACCATCCCGGACGACATGGCCGCTCGCGTTGCCCGCCTCATCAACGAGGCCGAGGACATGCGCCAACAGGCGGCAGATGATCTGAAACAGATTTACGCTGATCTGCGCGAAGAGCTGCGCGGCCTTGGCTGGGACGGCAAGCACGTCTCCGCCGAAGTCGCCGCTCTCAAGGGCGCGATTGGTGAGATGCGCCTTGACGAGAAGGCGAAGGAGAAGCGCGAGGAAAAGGGCGAGCGCGTCGATGACTACGTTTCGCTCCTCACACGCGCACGTGCGCGTGAAGGCAACAGCTATGCCGCTGCTCGCCGCGCCGACTCTGGCCTGAACATCGTCACCAAGCATACCGAAATCACAGCTTCGCCGGAAACGGCGACCGAGTGCGCGGCACCTGAAAAGGACGCCGCAGCGGACGAGCGGAGTGTTGAAGCCGATGGTGGAGCAGCGCTCGTCCGCACCCTTTCCGATCAACTTAGAGAAGGAGGCAACAATGCCCAGCAAGTTCCTCAGCATGTAGTTTCTGATCGTCGGCACCATTCTCAGGGCGATAAAAACACAGAGAAACCCCAAGCAGCCGAGCAGGCAGGAGGCGAACATGAAGTAGCTATTGGCAGCGCGATGCGCGCAGGTCTTGCGGACCCGACCTCGAACACAGGGGAGGGCGCCGCCAGTGCTCTCCCCGCAACCGATGAATTCCTTGAAGACGTGCCGCCTATGCCGATGAAGCGCCTGCGCTACGCGCACTGCTTCCCGGAGCTCACCAAGGCCGAGTATGGACGCCTGGAATTCAGCATCATCGGCATTGGCGTCTCCAAGCCGATCATCCGCATGGGCGACGTGATCGTTGACGGCTGGGCTCGCTACAACATCTGCCGCACGCTCGGCATTTCCTACCCCATCCAGAATTATAGCGGAAACGACGTGCTCCTCGACGTGATCGAGTGGCAGCGCGCCGCCCGCAATTTCACCCCGGCACAGGAAAAGAAGATCGCCGCCGATCTGGCGAAGGAAATCCCGCATCGTGCCGACGACATCATGGCCGCCTTCGGGCTGGCCGACGAAGCCATGGAGGCAGCGGAATAATGGGGCCACTTCGTTTCTCCAATGGCTATGACGCTGCAGCGCAGAACCTCGTTGAGGGCCGTGTCCGCGATAGCCGGGCGCAGATTGCCCGTGCCGAGGTCTCTTCCATCGTCAAAGCCTACATCGAGCGCAACGGCGTTCGTCGTTTCGAGGCTGGCACGTCTGGCGACTATCAGTCCTTGAAGGCCTTCCTCGCTGATCGGGGATACCACCTCAGCACCTATCGCAGCCAAGCCAGCTTCATCATCACCGTTCCCGGTCAACGCGGCCGTCCGAAGCCAATGAACTGGTCGAAGGTGATCGAGTTTGTTGACGGGCTTCGCACGGGCGAGGGGCTTGAACCTTTGAAGCGGAGGGCAGCGGCATGACCTGGTTCATCTACGGCATCATCGGCTTCACGATCCTCTCCGGCGCGACGGTGTTGGCATACGCACTCCTGCGCCGAGGTGAAGACCGCATGGCACCCGACTGGTGGAGGGATCAGTGATCAACGGAATCGGTCAGCGCTCGCCCTCCTCCTCCCAAGCCGCTGACTGATCGGAGCGCGCGGCGAAGTCCCCCTCGGCCGCGCGCTCCACTCGAATTTTCGGAAACCGTCCTTGCAGCCTCAACACGACGGCTCGGACGGGAACCGACAACGGAACGAACGAGGACGCCGAAGCCGAGGATACCCCGGCGTCCTCTGAACCCTCAGCAGACAAAGCGGCGGCGGCGCTGCGAGGGAATGGAATTATCGTCTCGCCGGATGCGGCGGGCGGAACGGCGGGGTGATCGGGAACCGCATGTAGCCCCTGATCCCCGTCGTTCCCACTGAATTTTGAAGGTCGCTTCACTGTGTCTCTCTTCGTCTGTAGCAAGTCGAAACTGACATGGAGCGAACGTCTTGCGGAACAAAACTAATGTCGTGGAAGACAAAATGAGTGTCGCGTACGTCAATGATGCAAAAGCGATGAGCGAATGGCTCCTGCGCCGCGAGTATCGCGGCCTTGGAGACACGCAAGAAGCTGCTGCCGGACGCGCCCAGACTAAGTGGGGCGCTCCTGCGACTACACTTCTTCGCCTTCGTCACCGCGAAATCCCGGACATGAAGCTCAGCACATGGGCCTCAATACTCGAAGCATTCCAGCGCGCGGGCGGACGTATCGACGCGCTGTACGAAGAGGAGCGTTCGCGCCATGGCGAGAGCAATTCGGCGCTTGTTCGCCTTGCTGATTTTGTTGCTGGCGAGCGGCCTCAGCCGGTTCAAGGCGTGGGTTCATCGTCTGCTGAAAAGGCAGAAGCCACGCGAACCAGAAGCCGAAACTGAAGTCGGGGAGGGCGAGTGATGCAGCAGCTTGGTCTTTTTGACGCTCTCCGCCGCCCGCCGGTCCGCATCGCTGTCGATGCCGACGGCCCCGTGGTTCGGGATGAACCCGACTTCACGTTCCGGCTACGGCATCCTCACATGGCATGGGACCGTGCCAAGATCGAGATCCATCGTCACACCAATGGTCTCTGGATGTGGTCGACAAGCTACAGCGCCGACATGGGCGGGGGCGGTTATCGCGTCGGCGCCAAGTGGGGCAAGTTCGCCGAGACCCGCGAAGATGCCCTCTTCTACGCCTGCGAGGAGCTTGAGCGCCGCCTCGGCGATAGAGATACCGTCGACGTCGCTCTGATCCGCAAATGGGTTCTCGCTCTCAAGGACGATGCGAGGGCGTTTCAATGAACGAGCTCTCCCTCCTCAAGGAAGAAAGAAAAGAGATCCAGGCGGAAATAGACCGTCTTCGCGGATCGATGAACCGCGCCGACAATGGGGTGAAGCATCACAGGATCACCATCCTATCCAGAACGGTGGCGCGGCTGGATCGCGAGATCGCCTCCCTCGATGACAGGAGGGCGAGTGCATGACCTTCGGACAGGAAGCCCTCATCAAGATAGGCCAGTTGTTCCTCGGCCGAGACGGCCAGCACGACACGGCAGAGATTGCCCAGATCATGGGATGCACCGAGGGCGAGATTTACAACGCCCTCACCGCTGCCCGCGCAGCCTACGAGGCCCACAAGGCTTGGCACAGGGAACACCAGCGGTCCGTTCGTGACAAGAGCGGGGTGGCGGCATGAGCATGCCACGCCATGGCGCAAAGCGCGATGACACCGAGCGCGAAATCGTCTCCACGCTCGAACAGTGCGGTTTCAGCGTATTCCGCATGGACCAGCCGGTTGACCTCCTCGTCGGCTTCCGTGGCCGGTGCTGGCTCGTGGAATGCAAGTCCAGCACCAAGGGATATGGCAAGGATCTGAACAAGAACCAGAAGGATTTTGATGATGCGTGGCGCGGGCCGCGTGTCGTCATCCTTCGTAGTGCGCAAGACGCCATGGACTGGGCCGTCTCCGTCGCCAGCGCGAAGGGGAAAGCAGCATGAAGCCGGAGACCTTCCGAAAGCTCGCCGCCGCCGGTCTTTCGCATGAGCAGATGGCTTTGGTTCTCGAAATTATTGAGGAGCAGGAGCGCGCTCATGCAGAGGCCGAAGAAGCTCGTAAGTCCGTCGCTCGCGACCGTGTGAACCGCTGGCGTGAGCGCCAGAAAGAAGGCGTAACGTTACAGAAAGTTACTGAAACGCAACGTAACGGCTTACGTGCGGGTGATGCGCGCGGAGATGTAAAACAAATAAACATAGATACATCCAAGGAAGAAAAAAAAGATCAGAGCGCGGCAAAGCCGCTTTCTGATCTGGCAGGCTTCAAGGCCGAACTCAAGCAAGTCCTTTCTCCTGAGCGCGTCGAGGCCATCGTTGATCTCCGCCGCAAGAAAAAAGCTCCGCTTACTCCCCATGCCGGGAAGCTCCTCGTCAAAGCACTAAGCGCATGCCCGGACATCGGCGCAGCGGCTGACGAGATGGTTATCCGCAACTGGACGGGCATCAAGCCGGAATGGCTTTCCAGCCGCCAGTCCCAAGCCCCTCCCATGACCGCACACCAGCGGCGTCATCAGGACGCTATCGACGCCTTCGACCGACGACTTGGAGTGAAACGCGATGACGAATTTACCGGCAACACTCTCGACCTTGAACGCGCAGATTTCGGCCATCACTGAGCGTCTTGCCCCGGCGCAGGATGAGCATGTTGCCGAGGCAATCCGCTCACTTCTCGCGGCCGGGCTATCGCTTCCAGGGAACATGAATCCGGAGAAGGCGCCGGACGTCTATGCCTTCGCGCTGTCCAAGGTCTCTGCCACTGGCGTTCGCAAGGCCGTCGCCAAGCTGGTGCGCGGGGAATACGACCTGAAGAACCGGGCGTTCATCCCGACGCCGCCGGAATTTGCGGATATCGCCCGCCGGGAAACGCGTGAGCTGGTTGATGATCTTTCCAGGCTCAAGATGCACCGCGAATCCATCACGTTCGAGCCGACCATCCATGACGATGAGACGAGGGCGCGTGTCCGGCAGCTTCTCAAAAATTTCCGGGCGGAGACCGAGGCAGCGAAGTCCAAGAACGCCGAGCTTACCGAGCCTCTGAGTGATGAGCGAGCCGAATACTGGCGGTCGATCATGGCGCTCAAGGACGCCGACAACGTGACCGAGGAGCAGAAGCAATTTCGCCGCCGCATCGAGAAGCGCGTAGCCGACACGGAAGCGACCGCGGAACAGAACGACAGGAGCGCAGCATGAACATCCACATCAACACCAGCGAAAAGGGCCGAGTCCGAAAGGAAGACCGCGGGATTGTCTGGACGGATGAGAATGTCGCCCTCGCTGCGAAAATGTATGCCGATGGCTATTTCGGCTCGCACATCGCCAAGCACTTCGGCGTGACGCGCAACAGCTTTTGCGGACTGGCTGCACGGAACAGAGACCTCTTCCCTAAACGGCTTGGAACTATGTCGATTCCGCAAACCAAGCGCGGAACGAAATGGGACAAGGAAAAGATCGATGAGTGCCTACGCCTCCGAAAGGCAGGCAAGACGATGAAGGCGATTTCCTCGATTATCGGCATCACCGAGAACTCGGTGGCCCATGTGATCCGCAAGCATAAGGCGCTTTTCGATGCGCCGGCCGTGCCGGCCGCGTCGGTCGAGATTGAGCCAGTGCGGCAATCCCGTCGGTCCTTCATCGCAGGAAAATGGGTGGAGCGCGTCCCGTTTGTCACGATTTCGGGAGCGGTGGTTAGCCTCCCCCGCGTCTCGATCCTCAACGGCAAGGAGGGGTGAGGATGGAAGGGCTCAAGCACATCGCTTCAGCCGCTGCCTTCGTTGCAGCAGCGTTCCTGATCTATCACGACAAGGGCAATTGGGGCTTGTTGATCCTGGCCGGTATCCTTGTCAGCGCGAACTAACGGCGGAACACGAGGAACACCACAATGGCAAGCAACTGGTACGCGGTAAGGGCAAAGCCCGGCACCCAACGGATGGCACGTCCGTTCCCGATCCCGGCGAATATCACCGAGAAGGAAAGGATCGAGGCCGAGCGCCGCAAGGGGGAGAGCATCCTTGAACGCCAGCTTCGCCAGGAGGGCATTGACGTCTTCATGCCGTCCTTCTGGATCCGCACCAAGCACCACAGGACAAACAAAATCATCGAACGCCGGTATCCGTTCCTCGTCGGGTACGCCTTCGTCCATCTTCCGCGCCTTGAATTCGAGCAGGTGAGGGCGGTGGATGCCGTCATGTGCATGCTGGCGCCGACCAGAACCGCCGGCCCGGTTCGTTTCCCCGAGAAGATGATCGCTCAATTCATGATGGATGAATTCGAGGCAGCACAGGCGCACAAGCTGCAGGAATGGTCCGACATGGAGCGCCAGCGCTTCAACAAGCAGAACCATCTTCGCGGCCAGTTGAAGAAGGTGCTCCCGAAGGGGAGGAGTCCGAAAACATCTCTTCGGGAATATGCCGATCAGGCCATTGACCGGCTGAATGACGTGGTGCGCGAAAGAGTTCTGTCGATAACCGCGCAACTCGATGCGCTGGAGGCGGCAGAGACGCTTGATCAGATCCACAAAGTTGCCTGATGGTATTGCAAGTCATCCAGATTTCGCATATTTTGGAATTGGATGATTTGCTGTTCTGTTGCGGACCTCAGATGAGGGAACACTCGCCGGGCGAACCCGGCCTCTGCTCGAAGCGTGAGGCGTTTAGAGAAATATTGCCAAAATTTGAGGTGCTATGACCAGTGCAGCTTTGCAATGGATAGCCGACAACGCGTCTCACGAAGGGGATGAGTGCCTTGTTTTCCCCTTTAGCCGCGACCGAAAGGGCTATGGCGTTGTGTGGGTGAAGAAAGCAGATTTCCGCCGACGCACAGGGGCACATCGCTTGATGTGCGAGTTAGCCCACGGAGAGCCGCCTTCATCGCGGCTTGAGGCGGCCCACTCCTGCGGCATGGGGCGCAACGGCTGCGTTAACCCACGTCATCTCCGCTGGGCGACGCGAAAAGAAAACGCTCAGGACGCTGTGGCGCACGGTGCTGTTTTCAACCCATATGGGCAACCGGGGACGAGGAAAGACGGTACGAGGGCCGCAACTATTGGCGAGAGCCATGGACGCGCCCGCCTCACGCGCTCCGATGTGGAGCGCATTCGAAATCATCTGGCCCATGGGGGAAAGGTCAAGGATGCCGCCGAGGCATACGGCGTACACAGATCGACGATCAGTTTGATTAAGTCGGGGAAGAACTGGTCCTACTCTGTTCGCTAACACGCCGGGCCACGGGGCGAAATTCACCGCGCCCCGCTGTTGAAGAATATTGCCAATTTTCAGAGATCGGGAAGGCCCGTTCCGAAAGGTCTGGGCTGGAATAAGAGCGAGGCGCTGCTGTCCCTTCGCCTTCCCGCCCCCATACGGCATAGCCGTAACGAAACCGGCTCCGGCCGGCAGACGGTAGCCTTCGGGCCGGTCAAGCAGATTGCCGCGCTGGTGCACACAGCGGCAAGACCGTGGCGGGCGATATCGCTGGAGCCGTCATCAATTCACCTCGCGGGTGAAGCGCCAGAGAGCCCCGTCCCGGTCTGTCACCGAACATCGGCCATATGTGAACCGTATTTTGCGGAGAGCGCCATGCTGCCAAAACTAACTCAGGATTTTCTCCTGAGCAGGCTCAGTTACGATGCGCAGACTGGCGAGCTAAGGTGGAAAAGCCTTCCGGCTAGTGAGTTTTCAAGCCCTCACGCCCACAAGATTTTCAAGGCGCAATACGCCGGCAAAATCGCGGGCGGCCCATCTTGGGACGGTTATTGGCTGGTCTATCTAAACCGGAAAAAATACCGCGCCCACCGCATTATTTGGCTCATGATATACGGGGTTGAGCCCGATATAATCGACCACATCAATGGCGATATTTCGGATAATCGCCTTAGCAACTTGCGAAGTGTCGATACCGCGGCGAACGGTAAAAACAGGCCTATTACTAGGGCCAATCGCAGCGGGACGCAGGGCGTATCGTGGCACCCCAAGGTCGGTAAGTGGCGGGCTAGGATCAGCGCAGATCGTAAGGCTCGCCATCTCGGTTTCTTCAATGACTTCGATGCTGCGCTAAAAGCCCGGAAGGAAGCTGAAGCGGCCCTTGGGTTTCACAAGAACCATGGCCGTCCACCCCGCGTCGCCGCGTGATGGGGCTTTCGCATTCAGGAGAGAACAATGGACATCACCATCACATTCGGCTGGTGGCTTCTGCCGCTCGCCGTCACGGTCCTTTCCTATGGCGTGGCGATTTCGAAGTTCTCGTACGGCGGCGGCGACTACAGCTTTCCCGAGGTCGGCAACGCCATCCTGCTCATCGTGGCGACTATCCCGGCGCTCCTTGCGTGGCTCATCTGGGCCTTGCTCACCTAACCCCTCCACCCCAGCAGAAAGGAACCAGCATGCGTATGATCCGAAGTCTGATCTATGCCGGCCTCGCCCTTGTGGCCATGGCCTTCGCAATCTCGGCGCCCGCAGTGGCAGCAACCCCGACCGACCCCGGCATCTATCATTCGATCAAGACCAGCCTTGACGCGCCGGCCATTCTCCAGGTTCACGAGGACACCGTCGCTCTGACCTGCGAAGCCCCGGCCACCATCATCGGCGCCGCCGTGGGACGAAGTCCGTATCCGTCCGGCGCGCTGACCGTCGTCGATGCGCTCGGCACCCGCCTGCACTTCATCGAGGTGCGAAGTCGCTGCTGACGCCCCGCATACCCAAAACGAGAGCCGGGCTTAGGTCCGGCTTCTTAACCTTCGCAGGCGTCACAAAGAGGAAAGTCTGGGCTTTTTCCATAAGTGCTGGTCGGATGCCCGCAGTGGGCGCAAGCCACAACCTCATCCTCTTTCTGTTCGACAAAGTCTTCTTCGTCTTCATGGTTAGCCAAGGCAGCCTCCTAGAGTTCAGGTGCTGTGCAGATTGCAATGCCAGATCGGGGGAGTCGAGAGCGCTCCGGAAGCTTCTCTCTGTATCCTTAATCGAGGGTAGAGAAAGACGCGTCCGCTATCCATGATGACTGCAGGTTGAACCATCCATGGTAAGCGCGATCAATATGGTCTCTGATGCGGGGTTTATACCTACCGGAGATTGAAATGGCCCACATTTCGTCCATTCCGATGCCGACACAGGAGAATGCCATGAGCATGTACGACAGAATTCAGGACGGCCCGTATACTGGCAAGGGCATCAGCGGCGGCGCGAGCCTCGGCATGGAAAGCGCCAAGATCGGCAAGCTGGAAAAGCGCTCTGCTCTCAGCGAGAACGCTGACACCTTGTCCGATGCGCGCCGTCTCGCCTGCCGCGTTCAACACCTTGTCGACCGCTTCTGCGGCCGTATTCCTACCCCTGAGGTGAGCGCCGAGGACAATTCCACCATGGCGATTTCTCCTATCCTCGATGACCTCCGCGAGGACGCAGCGCGCACGGGATACGAAGTCCGGCGCGCCATGGAACGTCTCGACCACCTCGAGGCGCAGCTTCCGTAATCCCGCAATGTCTTGGAGCGGGCAGTCTCAGCTTCGTCAGCCGGCGCGAGGAACAAGGCTTTCACTCTTGCCTGTAGAAGGCGCGGCGACCGCTCCGGGGTTTCTCAGCCCTGCATATGCGCCGTGAAGTGGGCAAGCCGGCAATCACATGAAGGCGTCGAAACCTTATGACATCAACCGAAGAATGGGAAAGCGAACTGACCGCGAAGCAGCGGGCCTTTGTTCGTGAATACCTGATTGACCTCAATGCCAGCCAGGCCGCCCTCAGAGCAGGCTACAGCGAAAAGTCGGCGCACGTCGAAGGCACGAGGTTGCTAAAAAATGCTAAAGTGGCAGCCGCCGTTTCCGCAGCCATGGATTTGCGGGCAAAGCGCACAGAGGTCACGGCCGACAGGGTGTTGAAGGAACTGGCGAAGATCGGTTTCTCTGATATCCGCAAGGCTGTGAAGTGGCAGACGAGCTTGATCACGGAAGAGGACAATCCCGACGGTGGCGACGTTGCGGTGGTCAAGAACATCGTCACGAACAACGTGCAGCTCGTCGCCAGCGAAGACATCGATGACGACACTGCGGCGGCCATCGCCGAGATCAGCCAGAACGCGCAGGGCGGCTTGAAGATCAAGCTGCACGACAAGCGGGCCGCCCTCGTCGACATGGGTAAGCACCTCGGCATGTTCACGGAGAAGGTCGAGCACTCTGGAGAGGTCGCCGTGACGTTCAACACGATCTACGAGACGAAGCCGCCGAAGTGAGCGTCTACGACTTCCGCGTCCGCTGGTATCAGCAGGCGTTCCACAAGGCGCTTGTCGGAGGACAGAAGAAGCGCCTGATCGAAATTGCGCACCGCCGCTGGGGAAAGGACGAGATCGTCCTGCACGGCTTCCGGGAGCTTTCCAGGCGGCGTGTCGGAACCTACTGGCATTGCTTCCCCGAGTATGCCCAGGCGCGCAAGGCGATCTGGAACGGGATCAACGGCCATACGGGCAAGCGGCGCATTGATGAGGCATTCCCGCCCGAGATCCGGAAGCGGATCAACGACAACGACATGTTCATTGAGACCATCTGGGGCTCGACATGGCAACTGCTTGGGTCGGATCGATATGACGCGACGGTGGGTTCAGGTCCGGTTGGCATAGCTTATTCGGAATGGGCGCTGTGTAACCCGGCGGCGTGGGCTTACCACAAGCCGATGATCGAGGAATCGGAGGGTGTCGCGGCGTTCATCACGACGCCTCGCGGCGGGAACCACGCCAAGACCATGTATGATCGTGCGAAGGGGAACGATCACTGGTTCGCGGAACTGTCCAGCGTCAAGGACACGGAAGCCCTCAGCGCCGCGCAACTGGCGGAGAGCCTAGCAGAGTACCAGGACCTTTACGGTATAGATCTCGGCCTCGCGATGTTCGAGCAGGAATATTACTGCTCCTTCGCCGGCGCGACGGTCGGTGCATATTGGGGCGCGGAATTGGCAGCTGCAGAGCGGGAGAACCGCATCTGCTATGTGCCGATAGACGAGAAGTACCCGGTCCACACGGTTTGGGACCTTGGAAAGGCCATCAACAATCCGATCTTCTGCTTCCAAGTCATACCCGGTGAACCGGGACCGCGCATTGTCGACTTCTACCGGCCGACCACGGAAGACCTTGAGGAATGGTGTCTCTGGCTGAATGACAAGGGATACAGCGGGAACGATTACGTTCCGCATGACGTGCTTCAGCCTGTCTGGGGCACCAAGCGGACGCGCTTCGATATCCTGAAGGGCGCGGGCCGGAAACCGCGCCTGGTAACAGGAGGCAAGGCCGTAAGTGTTGCCGAAGGTCTGAACGCCGGCCGTGAAACGATCAAGGTCGCGAAATTCCATAAGGGGACGGATGAGCGCGGCGAGCGGATGGAGATTGGTATCTCCGGCCTCAAGAATTACCGCCGTGAATGGGACGAGGACCTGAAGACCTTCCGTCAGAACCCGGTAAAGGATTGGGCCGAGCACATCGGCTCGACGTTCCGTTATCTCGGTCTCGCATGGAAGGAGGAGAAGGCAGACGCGCCGCCTCCGCCGCCGAAGAATGCGGGGCCCGTATATGAGGCGCGGCCCGACGGAACGGTCGTTAGCAGCATGACGGTTCAAGAGCAGATCAATGACTTCCTCCGCCGGCAGAAGGCGAAGAGGTAGGAGAATTCATGGCCGCCAAGAAGACAAATGGCTACCTCGACAAGGGGCGCCAGCCGGATCGCAAGCGCCGCGAGCTCGGGCAGGCCTGGCTGACGAAGATCGCTGCCGCCGAGAAGCTGGAGAAGGAATGGCTCGACGATGCCGCCAAGGCAGAACGGGCGTTCACGAACGAGGAAAAGGCGGAGAACGGCGAAACGGCGCTCGGCAGCAGGTACGATTTCAATATTCTTTTCGCCAATGTCGAGACCATCGTCCCGGCCGTGATCAACTCGCCGCCGGTGCCGGACATTCGTCGCCGCTTCAATGATCCCGATCCGGCCGCGCGCGTCGTCGCCGACATCATCGAGCGGGCAATCTCGGTACAGATAGATGACAGCCGCCTGCAGGTTGAGCTTGAGGGCGCCGCGCAGGATGCATTCCTTGCCGGCCGCGGTATCGTCCGCATCAAGTTCCATGGCGACGTCGTGGGCGGTGAGCCGACCAAGGAGGACATCGTCGATGCTGCACGCGAGGATGGGGAGCAGGAGAACGGCGAAGGCGGGGAAATGCCTGATGCTGGCGATGAGCCGAGCGAGGGCACCGTTCAGGATGCGCTGGAAAGCGTTGAGGCAGGCCCTGGTGCCGGAATAGGCGACAACGGCGGCCCGCCGCTGGAACGTCTCGAAAACGAGCGCATCACGTTCGAGGTCGTAAGCTGGAAGGATTATCGCCATGGGCCCGCCAAGCGTTGGCAGGATCGCCCGTGGGATGCGTTCCGCTTCGTCGTCGCGAAGGAGGACGAGGAGGAATCGTTTAACGCGGAGCTGATCCGCAGCCAGTTCGACGACAAGGAAATCGACGAGTGGGGCAAAGGCTCCGACGCGATCTGCGGATGGGAAATCTGGGACAAGAAGTCCCGGAAGGTGCTGTTTGTCAGCGAGAACGGCATCATCTTGAAGGAGGTGGACGATCCGCTCGGGCTTTCGGGCTTCTTCCCGATCCCGACGCCGATGCAGCCCATTGAGGTCACGGGCCGGCTGAAGCCGGTCAACCCGTTTTCGATCTACCGCAAGCTTGCCGACCAGCTCGACACGATTACGAAGCGCATCGACGTCCTGACGAAGGCAATGAAGGTACGCGGATGGTATGCCGGGGACGCCAAGAACCTCGACGCAATCCTTCAACTCGACGACAACGAATTCGCGCCGATCCAGAACGGTGAGCTATTCGCGAACAGCCAGGGCGGCTTGGCAAATGCCGTCGTGTTCTGGCCGGCTGACAAGTTCATCACTGTTCTGCGAGAGCTTTACGCTGACCGGGACCAGACGAAGCAGGCGATTTACGAAATCACGGGTATCAGCGACATCGTGCGCGGCGCCTCGGTGGCGAGCGAGACAGCAACGGCACAAAACATCAAGAGCCAGTGGGGCTCGCTGCGTATCCAGAAGATGCAGCGGATGATGGAGCGGTGCGCCCGCGATCTGTTCGTCATGATGAGCGAGATCATCCCGTCCCGGTTCACGTTCCGCACGCTGGAGGAGATTACCAGCATCCCGATCCGGTTCGCTCCGGGTGATGACCCGGAGCAGATGCAGGCGAAAATGAATGTCATGGCGCTCCTGAAGCGGAAGCTCGCGACCTATTACCGCGTAGATGTCGAGAGCGATTCCACGATCCGTGCCGACCTGACCCGCCAGAAGGCCGAGGTCTCGCAGTTCCTCCAAGGGGCATCGGCCTACTTCGCTGCGGTTGCGCCGCTCGTGCAGCAGGGCGCGCTGCCGGCCGACGCTGCCGTCGAGATCTTCGCCGCCACCTCTCGGATGTTCAACCTCGGCAAGTCCGTCGAGGACACGCTGGAGAAGATGGTCCAGGAAGCCAAGGCAAAGGCAGACGCGGCCCGCAAGGCACAGGAGCAGGGCCAGAACGGGCAGGGACCGTCTCCCGAGCAGATCGAAGCCCAGATCAAGACCGAGCAGGCCAAGGCTGAAGAGGGGCGCCGCCAAGCTGAGTTCCAGGCGAAGATGCAGCGCGGCATGCAGGAGGCCGGAATTGCGACCGCGAAGGGCCAGCGCGAATTGGCGATTGCCACGCTGAACGAGGAACTGAAGCGCCTCGAAGTGCAGGCCAAGAGCATCGACATCCAGATGAAGCAAATCGAGCTTGCCAATAAGGCGATCCAGCCCGCCGGCGGCCCCGTCACCATGGAGAGGGCACAATGACCGTCACCCCCAACGGCGATACAGTGAACTACGATCAGGGCCCGGTGAGGCGCACCGCCGAAATGGTTGTCGCTGTCGGCGCCGACGGTTCCACCTTTACCGACCTGGCCTCCCGCATCGGCAACACCGATGACGCGGCATGGAATGGCAGCGATGCCGATGCGACGGTGATCAGCCTCCTGAAGGCCATCGCGCTCAACACCACGCCGGCGCCGTAACGCCATGGCCCGGTATGTGAAACGAAACGGTCAGTGGGTGAGCCTGACCACTGGTGAGACCCTGCTGACCGAAGAGCAGCGCCTCCAGCCGATAGCCTGCCCGACGATCCTGTCGGACATCGAGCCCTACAGGAGCCCTGTCGACGGCCGCGTCGTCGGCTCTCGCTCGGCGCGCCGTGATGACCTGAAGCGTAACGGCTGCGTCGAATACGAACCCTCCATGTCCCCCACGAAGGGGAAGATCAAGAACAAGGCTTTCGCGGCGAAGCGGGGCCTGCAGGTGAGCGAGGAATTCCGATGAACGTCGTCTATGCCATCTCCTCGGCGCTCTTCGCGGCCATCTTCCTCGTCGGCATCATGGTTTTCGGCGGCGAATGGTCCCGCAACATCGCCATCGCTGCCGCCTTCCTCGCTTGCGCCTCGCAGTTCATGGCCCAGGACCCCGCATCCTACAAGGCCTCGATCTACAGCGCCCATGCGGCGTTCGTCGCGGCTCTGCTCGCGTACCTTTGGCTGCTTTTCGGCCACTGATCCCACCTTCCACAACAGATAGGACATTCGCATGAGCGTCGAAGCCCTCAATGCGTCGTTGAACTCGTCAACGGCGGTCGACCCCGGCATGATCAACACGGATGTGAGCGAAGACGATGCCCTCGGCGCGGTTTTCGACCAGATTTCCCGCGATAACGGCGCGGCCCGTGGCGATGACGGTCGGTTCACCCCGTCTCAGCCGAAGGAAGGCGCTGCCGATGCCGGCAAAGCCGATGAGGAACCACTGGAAGGTGGTGAGGGAGAGGCTGCAAAGGCGGGTGATACTTCGACGCCGTCCGCTGATGTGCCTCTCCCGTCTAATTGGCGTGGCAAGGAAGACCTATGGGCCAAGGTTCCGGCCGAACTGAAGACGGACCTTCGCGCTCACCAGGAGGAACTGCACAAGCGTCTGTCGGAGCAGGGGCAGGCCCTTTCCGCCTACAAGCCGCTCTCCGACGTGTTCGGCGAGTTCAAGGAATACTTCGGCGGCGAGCGGGGGAACTACCGGCCCGACGAGGCGGTGCGCTTCCTGTTCGGCCTTCAGCGCGGCATGGATGAAAACCCGCTCGAAACCCTGCTTTCCATCGCGGACACCTATGAGCTGCGCCCGAAGCTTGCCGAGATGTTCGGCGCGGCCGGCGGCGAAGACGGGCAGGGCGGGAACGCTGTCCTCCTGGCGCGCATCGCGCAGCTCGAAAACACGATCAAAGCCGCTGGCGATCCTTCGAAGATCGACGAGCGGATTTCACAGAGATTGGATGAAAGTCGCCGGAACGGGGAAGTGGAATCGGTCGTGAGCCGCGTGTCCAAGGACATGCCGCTTTACGACCAGATCCCCGAGCCCGATCTGGTGAGCTTCATCCACATGGCGAAGCAGAAGCTTGGCAGTTCCGCCTCCCACGAGGCCGTCCTGAAGCGCGCTTACGACATGGCGATCAACGCAGACCCCGACCTGAGGGCGAAGGCTGCCGCGCTGCAAGGCGCCGCAGGCGACGATGCCGAACGGGTCGCGGCGGCGAAGAGAGCGAACGCAACCAACCTCCGTTCAACATCGACTGGCAAGACCCGCGACCTCACAGAAGAGGAAGAGCTGGGTGCCATCTTCGATAAACACAAAGGGAAATAACGATGGCAGGTCCATCCGCAATTTTCACGGAAATGGTGTCGACGACCCTTCGCAACAGCCCGAAGGAAGTCGCCGACAACGTTTCCAAGCACAACGCTCTTCTGAACATCCTGAAGAAGAAGGGGCGCATCATCAACCTCGACGGCGGCTCTGAAATCCAGATTCCGCTCGAATACGGCGAAGCCAACTATCAGCGCTATGCCGGCTTCGACACGTTGAACGTCAACCCGACGGACATCGTGACGTCTGCGAAATATGACTGGGCACAGGTCGCCCTTCATGTCGTTGCATCCGGCAAGGAGCTTCTCCAGAATTCTGGCCGCTTCGCAATGATCAACCTCGTCAAGACGAAGAAGGCGAACGTTCTGAAGAGCGCGGCCAACAACTTCTCGGTCGACGTCTATTCGGACGGGTCGCTCGCCAACCAGATCGGCGGCCTGGCCCAGATCATCCAGACGAACGGGCAGGGCACCGTCGGCGGCATTCCCTCGGCGACTTGGGCATTCTGGCGAAACAAGTTCCTCGAAATCTCGGGGAGCGGGGCTTACACCAAGGACACGATGAAGGGCGAGTTCAACAAGCTCTGGCTTCCTCTGAACCGCGGTGCCGACAAGCCGGACCTCATCGTGCTCAGCCATGACTTCTACTCGGTCTATGAAGCCGGCGAGCAGCAGCTCCAGCGCTACATGGACGAGGACATGGCGAAAGCTGGTTTCGCCAACCTGAAGTACAAGTCGGCGACGGTCATCTTCGACGACAATGCCAACTTCACCACGACGGCGGAGAAGGGCTACTTCCTCAACACCGACTATCTCTACGTCGCGCAGCACAAAGAAGCGCAGTGGACTCAGGACGACGAGAAGAAGCCGCTCAATCAGGATGCCGTCGTCATCCCCTACTACTGGATGGGTAATGTGGTTTGCTCGAACCGCTCTCTCCAGGGCGTCATCATCGACGCGGCATAAGGAGGCAAAGCAATGGTCGCATTTACTGGCGCAATCCTCACGCAGACCTACACGGCCGAAGACCTTGTCGGAGTGAACTCCGGCAAGGCCCCCGGCATCGGCGACCGCTTCGTGTCGCACGACAACAAGAGCTACCGCTTCGTGCGGTATCTCGAAGGCGCAGGCGAAGTCGCTGCGGTGGCCGGCAATGTCGTCTACCTCTACGCACCGAGCGGCGCATCCACGGGCGTGGTTACCGACGTCACGTCGGACCTGTCGGACAGTGCGGAGATCACGGCCGGCGTTCTCTGCGCCGCCCCGGCCAGCGGAGAGTATTGCTGGATCCAGACGCGCGGCGTGGCAACGCTGACGACCGCGCTGACGGCCGGTGCCGATGGTGATCCGCTGACGGCCACCGGCGCCACGGACGGCACGCTTGACGTCGTGGCGGCCGTGACTGATCCGGTGGCCGGCTATGCGGTCGACGCTTCAGCGAAGATCGTTTTCCTCACGTGCCCGGACTGATCCTTTCGGAGAGGTCCATACAAATACAAGAGGCGGCTTTCGGGCCGCCTCTTTCTTACCCACCTTCCAAACAAGCGAGAAATTACCATGGCTGACGGCGAAAAGCAGTTGGTCCGAGTTATCGGATTCCACCAGACGTATGAACGGCGCCCGATCAAGGGTGATCCCCTCAATGACGAAGTAGATGATCGGGGCTTCAAACTCGATGCCAAAGGCAAGCGCGTTTTGGCAAACGTCGAAGAAGATTGGGTGACTTATTGCCCCTCTCACTCGCCGCTCGGGTCGAGCACAACTGAGAGAATCCGGCATATCCGGCCCGATGATGCCGAGATCAACCCGGAGATGGCCGAAAAGAATATGTTCATGGCTGCGAGATGGGCAGCCATCGAACCGGCATATCTCGCGTGGAAATCCGGTCACGAATTGCCTGTCGGCGGCACGCCGCTTTCTCAGTGGCCGGGCGTCTCCGCGGCGATGGCTGAAGAACTGAAGCGCTACAATGTTCGCACGGTTGAAGATGTCCGCGACCTCAGCGAAAGCATGCTGGAGCGTATCAGGCTACCGAATGTCCGCGGCCTCCGCGATCAGGCCAAAGCATTCATCGAGAACATGAAGGTCTCGGAAAATGCGTTGCGCGAAGTCGAACGCGACAACGAGATCGAAACGCTCAAGGCCGCGCTCGCCGAACAGAGGGAGCAGCTTAGCGCCGCAATGGCGCTGCTCGAAGAAAAGGCGAGCGGCGGGTCGAGTGAACTCGACGAACTGCGCAGGCAGCTCGACGAAAAGGGCGTGAAGTATCACCACAAGGCCGGCGTCGATACGCTCAAGGCCCTGCTGGCCGAGGCCGCCTGAATGACGCTCCTGTCGGTCGTCCAGAACGTCTGCCTTGTCGTCGGCCTTGCAAAGCCGGATCAGGTCGCGGCGTCGACCGACCGCGATATGCTGGAAATGATGCGGGTCGCGAACGAGGTTGCGATCCGCATCAGGGACGCCGAATTCGACTGGCAGGCGCTCCAGGCGGAAACGACTCTGACCGGCGACGGCGCGTCCATGGATTTCGATCTGCCGCAAGACTACGCCCGCATGCCAACCAAGGCGTCGATGTGGTCGAGCAGGTGGTCGTGGTCTCTGGAGCAGGTGCCCAGCACCGATGCATGGCTCGAACTCCAGGCGGTGCCGGTGATCGCCGCGACGGGCCAATGGATTATCTACGGCGGCCAGATACATATCCTGCCGGCGATGGCGCAGGCGGAGACGGTCAAGTTCTTCTATATCTCGAAGAACGCGGTCAAGCCGGCTTCAGGCTCCAACAAGGAGTTCTTCACCGCCGACGATGACGCGTTTCGACTCTCCGAGCGCGCGCTGGAACTTGGCATGATCTGGCAATGGCGCAGCCAGAAGGGTCAGATCGGCGACGACGACGAGGACAACTTCAACAGGGCGCTCTACACCGCGATGAACAATGACGGCGGCTCCAAGCCAGTTGTCAGCGGCAACGGCCGAAAGGGCTTCCGTGACGTCAAGACCGCGTTCCCTTACACGGTGGGCAGCTGATGCCCTTCCAGCCGAAAAAGCAGCGCCGAAGCGCACCGCAGTTCAAGACGCGGCCCGGCAGCTTCAAGCCACCGGTGCGCGGATGGATCGCGAACGAGCCCCTGGCGGCGTCCAGGCCGGGCGGTGCACTGATCCTCGACAACTTCTTGCCGACGGCTACAGGCGCTCGCGTGCGCGGCGGCAGCCAAAAGTACGCCACCATATCCGAAGGCCCCGTCACGCGCATGTGGACTTTCAAGAGCGGCGAGGTTCAGGAGTTTTTTGCCGCCGACGCGAACAACATCTTCAACATCACCGCGGTCGCTGATCGAGACACCATCCCGACGGCCGACGTGACGGGCCAGACGTCCGGATATTATTCGACCGCGCAGTTCGGGACGGCGGGCGGCAATTACCTGTCCGTGGTGAACGGAACCGATATGCCGAAGCTCTATGACGCTTCGACATGGGCGGATCATGCATTTACCGGCCTCGGTTCACCCGAGGAGTTATCCTTCGTCTGGTCCTTTGCGAACCGCCTGTGGTACGTGCGCAAAAACACCATGTCGGCCTATTACCTGCCGGTCGATTCCATCAACGGTGCGCTGACCGAGTTCAGTCTGGCGGGGATTTTCCAGGAAGGTGGCTCGCTTCTGTTCGGGGGCAAGTGGTCGCTCGATTCCGGCGATGGCCTCGACGACAAGTGCGTCTTCGTCTCGACCGAGGGCGAGGTTGCTGTCTATCAGGGATCAGACCCGAGTGACGCTAACTCCTGGCAGAAGGTCGGCGTCTACAAGATCACCGAGCCGATGGGGCCGAATGCCACCATGTCGGCCGGTGGCGACCTCTTGATCGGGGTGCGCGAAGGCATCGTTCCAATATCGGAGGCGGTCAACAAGGACGCTGCGGCTCTCGATCTCGCAGCGGTGACGCGGAACATTGGTCCTGCATGGAAAAAGGAGGTCCGGATCCGCACCACGTTACCGTGGGAGATCATGAAGTGGCCGTCCATGAACATGATGGTGGTGTCGCTCCCGGTGCCCGACGATGGCATCTTGCCAGTGTGCTATGTCGCCAACCTCGAAACAGGGGCGTGGGGCCGATATACGGGATGGGAGACGCAGTGCCTCGCCCTTTTCGGCGATAACGGCTATTTCGGGCGCCGTGACGGTACGATCCATCAAATGGAAATAGGCGGTTCCGACAACGGCGATCCGTATGTCTGCACCTATGTCGGCCTGCCGGATACGCTGAAGATGCCGGGGCAGTTCAAGACCGTCCAGTCTGCGCGCGCCGTCTTCCTCTCTGACGTTCCGTTCATTCCGAAAATCTCAGTATCGGTGAACTACAAGGTCACGCTTCCGACCGCGCCCCCATCCGTGGCGAACTTCTCGGTCGACACATGGGATACGGGGCTTTGGGACGTGGCCCGGTGGGATGGTGCCGGCGAACTGACGGTGACGACGAAATGGGTTTCAATTGGCCGCTCCGGCGAGGCCTTCATGCCTCAGGTGCAGGTGACGATGGGCGTGTCGCCGACGCCGACGACGGAACTCGTCACGTTCGACGTTCTCTTCGAGCCCGGGGGCTTCATGGTATGATCACATGGGCCATCGCAGGGCCAGCAGACCGGCCGCACCTTGCAAAGTGGGTGGCCGATCTGATCTGGCCGAACAAGCGCAGGGATTTCGGCAAATGCCAGGCGCTCGCAGTCATCGATGGCGACACGCTGATCGCCGGCATGATCTATCACAACTGGGAGCCCGACGCCGGGGTGATCGAGATTTCCGGCGCCGGCACGGACAAGCGCTGGCTGACCCGTGAGACCCTACGCGTAATGTTCTCGATCCCCTTCAAGGAATGGGACTGCCAGGCCGTTGTAATGCGGGTTTCCGACCGTGACGGGGCTCTTCACCGCATGCTGACGGCCTATGGTTTCCAGAGATACCGCATTCCACGCCTGCGCGGCCGGGATGAAGCGGAAAACGTCTTCGTCCTGACGGATGAAGCTTGGCGGTCCAACAAGTTCAATCGGCCCAGATCTTCCCAAGCTTGATGTCGGAGATCGTGGCTTTGTGAATACCGAATTCGACAGCAAGGTCTTTGCCCATCTCTCCAGCGGCGAGCCTGCGGCGGATCTTGGTCGCTGTCTCTTGTGTGATTTTGGAGGCTGATTTCTGACTGACCTTTGCGCGAGCTTTCAGTTCAGCAAGGGATGGCGCTCCGTTTACCCCTAGCAAGTGCTTCCATGATTTGCCGCTAGTGATGTCTGAAACGGAGACTGGAGATAGACCGAAACGAGGCCCGATGTCCTCGCGCTTTTCTCCCGCGATGTAGGCTCGTCGGATTTCAATCACCTGCTCGTCGGTGAGCTTGGCAATTGGATTTTCTGCGCCGCGCTTAACCTTCTCTGGTTGCCGATGGCGCCAATGATCTTGCCCGTAGTGAACAGGTGGCTTTGCGCCGCGGCCTTTCGCTTTCATATCGGCCATGTTCTCCGCGTGGGAGCCTAGCCATAGGTGGTCAGGGTTAATGCAAGCCGGGTTGTCGCACTTGTGGCAGACGCTCGCCCCTTCTGGGATGGGGCCAATTGATAATTCATATGAGACGCGGTGAGCGCTGAAAGTTCGGTTCATGGCATTCACGACGCCATATCCCTTGTTCGTGGCCCTGGTCCAGTTCCAGCAACCGTTCTGGTCGACTTCGTAGAAATTGTAGATGTCGGTGATCTTCATTCCGGCAATCTATCAAATTTATCGTGTACATACAAGCACGAAAGGATAGAATTGTGGGAAAACCAAAGTCTCCGGCTCCGCCGGACCCAAAAGAGACGGCTGCCGCACAAACTGGGACAAATGTCGCGACCGCTCTCTCGAACGCCCAGTTGCAAAACGTCAACCAGTATGGGCCTGACGGTAGCGTCACCTATACGACGAACGGTGGCCGGACCTTCACCGATCCGACCAGCGGCGTCAGCTATTTCATTCCGCAGTACGAGCAGCACACGACGCTTTCCGACGCGCAACAGGCGATCAAGAACCAGTCGGACGCAGCAAGTCTTAACCTCGGGACCATCGCGAACGAGCAGACGGCTTTCCTGCGCAACTACCTCAACAAGCCGGTGGACCTCAGCAACGAGGCGACTGAAGCACACCTTTTCGAACTTGGTCGCCAGCGCCTCGATCCGGTTATCGCTCAACGCGACGAGGCTCTTCGCACGCGCCTTGCCAATCAGGGCATCAAAGCCGGGTCTGAAGCGTTTGACCGGGAAATGCGCAACTTCGACCAGGGCACGAACGACGCGTACACATCGCTGCTGCTGAACGGTCGGCAGCAGGCCGTGCAGGAAGCCCTCACGGCCCGAAATCAGCCCCTCAACGAGATCGGTGCGCTCATGTCCGGCTCGCAGGTGCAGATGCCGACGTTCGGGGCCGGGACGAACCAGCCGAGCCTGCCGACGGTCGATTATGCCGGCCTAGTCAACGAGAACTACAATCAGCGCCTCGGCGCCTATAACCAGCAGGTGGCGGCGCGCAACAACGTCCTCGGCGGACTCTTCGGCCTCGGCGCTTCAATGATCACCGCATCGGATCGCCGAGTGAAGAGAGACGTCAGGAAGGCCGGACGGCTGATGGGCCACAACGTCTATGAGTACAGCTACCGCGGCAAGTTCGACGACGGCAAGCGCCATGTCGGCGTGATGGCGCAGGAGGTCGAGAAGAAGCGGCCCGATGCCGTTGTCACCGGCGACGACGGCGTCAAGCGCGTCCACTACGGCAGGCTGTTTGCGATGGGGAAGGACATGGCGGCGGCTTAAGCCATTGCTGGCAAACCAGTCCTTTAGAATACGGCTACTTTTTCTGTGAGAACTTGGCTTGGGTTGTCTCGTTCAATACACGCGCGAGGAGGCGGCGGATCGCTTCCGGACGGGAAGGTAGGTCAGACTCTCCGCGCCGAAAGTGGTCGATTTGGTCTATGGTGTCGCGAGACAGCCGAAGTGTGACCGCCTCGGTATCCACCGAGGGGCGGCCGATTTTTGACTTTTTAGTGTTATCTATTGACGTCATGACTTTATGATGTCATAAACAATTCGGCCGCGCAAGGTGGTGAGACACCGGACGCGGCCTAACCGAAACCCGATCATAGGGAGATCAGGTATGGCTACCCCGCGTAGTACCATGAGCGCTGGCGCTCGTCCAATTCATACGACCATCGTGAAGGCCGCTCTCTCTGCCGCTGCCGCTGAAGCCGAAGTTCGCGCCGCCGCGGAATATCTCGCCGAGGTCATGCAGCGCATCCACGGCGGTGAATGGCGGATCGACATCGACCATGAAGTTCGGTTCATCATGATCCGTGATCTTCGCGATGATCGCCGCGTCACCCCGAAGCCGGAGATCGTGTGATGGACCGGCGCACTGTCTTGAAAGGTGGCCTCGTTCTCGCCGCCACTGCACACACCGCCGTAGCCTCCGGCGATCTGCGGCCGACCAGTCCCCAGGACCGTATTGCCGCGGCCATGAAGGAAATCGAAGCTGCGATGCAGGAAATGCATCCCGGCTGGAGGATTCAAGTGAAAGACGACGTGGTTTGCCCACTCAAATATGTGCTGGGTGGCCCCGACGAAAAACAGGCGCCTCACCGTCATGCCGTCGCGATCTACGCAACGGCGGAAACCATCGGACGCGAGGAGTTCCGCTGGTTTGTGGATTACGTCTGACTGAATGGTTAACGGAAATTAAGAATTAGGCGGCAATGTCGCCTGATCCGCGACGGCGGGGTTCTGGCCTCGTAACCGGCCCCGCTGTCGCGTCCACCGGCCATCGTTTCCGCGATGGCTAGCTCCACTGCCTAACCTCGGAAAGGACATAGGCAATGACGCATGCACAGATGACACCGATGAATGCCGAGCGCAATCCCGTCGTCTTCACGAAGGACGGCGAGGTCTTCGCCAATAGCCGCGATGTCGGGGCTTTCTTCGACAAGCGGCACGACAATGTCATGCAGACAATCGACGGCCTGATCCAGCAGGAGCCGAAATTGCGTCTCCTGAATTTTAAGGAGACGGTCAGCGAGCGCCCGAACCCGAGCGGCGGTGCGCCGATCCGGTCCCGTTCCTATGATATGGACCGCGACGGCTTCACCCTTCTCGCCATGGGCTTCACCGGCGGCAAGGCCCTGAAATGGAAGCTCCGCTATATCGAAGCCTTCAACGCCATGGAGGCCGAGCTTCGCCGGATCGCCAACAGCGGCCCGACCGTCGATCTCAACGACCCCGGCGCACTTCGCGGCCTTCTGCTCACCTACAGCGAAAAGGCGCTGGAACTGGAAAAGCAGGTCAAGGAGCTTCTACCCTCGCAGGAGGCGTTGCAGCGGCTTTCGGAAGCTGACGGTTCGCTCTGCATCACCGACGCCGCCAAGGCGCTCCAGATGCGCCCGAGCGATCTTTTCAACTGGCTTCGCCAGAATGGCTGGATTTACAAGCGGGTAGGGGCGTCTCACGACCTCGGCTATTCGTCCAAGACGCAATCCGGCCTTCTGGAACACAAGGTAACGACGGTTCTCCGCGCCGATGGCTCCGAAAAGGTCACGGAGCAGGTTCGTGTGACGGCCAAGGGCCTGACGAAGCTGGCGCAGTTGATCAAGCCGGCGCTGGTCGAGGCATAGCCATTGCCACCACGACAAGACCTACGGGCGCTCTTCGGGGCGCCTTTTTCTATTCAAAGGGTATCCGATGGAAAGTTTTCTGATCCCGTCCAACGAAACGCCGGAACAGGCAGCGGCGCGCAAAAAGCGTGCCGTCGTCTCCGCCCTCATGTCGCCTCCGCAGTCCGTCGGAGAGGGGTTGACGGCGATGGGCGATGCACTGGCCTACCGCATGCAAAAGCGGAACGCGGCCTTCCCGACTGCGCCGGGCGGTGAGCGCCCCAGCTTCATGACGGCGATGAAAAACATGTTCGGCGGCCGCAAGGGAGGCCTTTACTGATGGTTGGATTCCTTTTCGGCGGCGATACTCAGGAAACGGCCGAAAGCCTGAAGCGCAAGCGTGCCATCGCTGCAGCGCTCATGGAGAACGCCGTCAATGACGTGCCGCAGAATATCGGTGAAGGCCTTTCGGCCGTCGGCCAGGCGCTTGCCGGTCGGATACTGACGAACCGCCTCGAAAAAAAGGAAAAGGAGGGGCGCGCCGCGGCGACCGGCCTGTTCAACAAGGCCATTGCGGGTTTCGGCGGCGGTGACGCGGCCACCGAAGGCACTGTCCCGATGACGGATGCCGCCGACGAGGCGGCGCGTACAGCGCCGGGCGGTTCGTCTGTCGACCTATCGGGGGACCGGCAATCCTTCATCGCTGGCTTACTCCCTGCCGCCATGGAAGAGAGCAAGCGAACGGGTGTCGATCCCCGCATCATCGTCGCCCAAGCGGCGCAGGAGACGGGATGGGGCAAGAGCGCACCGGGCAACAACTTCTTCGGCATCAAGAGCCACGGCAAGGGTGGCGGCAACAGCATGATGACGACGGAGGTAATCGACGGCAAGCCGGTGCGCGTCCGCGACAGTTTCCGCGCCTATAGCAGTCCGGCGGATAGCGTGCGGGGATACGGCGACTTCATCCTCGCTAATCCTCGCTATTCCGATTTCCGAAGCGCTCAGGGCCTCGATGCGCAGCTCGCCGCGCTTCAGGCGTCCGGGTATGCGACCGACCCGAACTATTCGCGCAGCGTGGGGGCAATCGCCCGCGGCATCCAATTGCCGCAGGACGTGGCCGCTGCCACGCCCGAAGCTGCGTTCAGCGCGGTCATGCCTGAACTTGGCGGCGCGACTATCGATGATCCCATGCTGGTCTACGATGACAAGGGCGCTCGGATGGAGCCTGCGAGCTATGCCCGGACGGAGCGGCAGAACCCGTATTCGGGGCCGGGCGCGTCCATCGATACCTCGGGTTCCACCCAGGCCGGCGGCGCGCAGCCCTCGGCCGTAGTGCAGGCCCTCGCCAACACGGATATCCCTGCGGAGTTTCAGCAGTCGGCACAGTTGCGCAACGCGATGGGCAACGGGCGCGGCGTCATCCAGGCGCTGTTGGAGGGAACGCCGGCAACCGACGCTCAGCTCGGTCAAGCCCGGGTGCGCGGAAATGCTGTTCACCAGGCGCTCGCCTCTCCGGTGCGCGCAGACAACGGCCTCGGTATCGACCCGGCAGTCGTAGATCTTCTCGACAATCCCTACGCCTCCGACGGTCAGCGGGCCATGCTTCAAACGTTCATCTCCGACAAGCTGGCGGAACGGAAGGTGCGCCGCGAGGCTGAGCTTAAGCGCGCCGACCCGAACTATGTTCTTCAAGGCGAAAAGGCTCGGTTGGAGTTGGACAACCTGCGCAACCCCCTTCGGGAATTGGATATGCGGGCGCAGCGAGCCGGCCTCGTCCCCGGTTCCAAAGAGTACAATGAGTTCATGTTGAGAGACGGCAAGGGGCCGCTCGTCAGCGTCAACACTGGTAGCAATTCGTCGAAATTTGTCGAGAAGAGCGATGAAGCGGCGGCCGGGCGCATGAATGACATCGTTCTGGCCGGCCAGAGCGCGCCGCAGACCATGGCCGACATGCAGCAGCTGCTTGATCTCGGTGCACATATCGGGACCGGGCCAGGCGCGCAGATCAAGGCCGCCTTAGGCCCATATGCGCAGCAGCTCGGCATCGATATCGCGAATATGCCAGAAATACAGGCTTATGAAGCGATCACTGCGCGGTTGGCGCCGCAGATGCGCGCCGTGGGGTCCGGGTCGTCTTCTGACCGCGACGTTGCGCTTTTCTTCCAGAGCCTGCCGAATCTTCGCAACACTCAAGGCGGCAATGAGATCATCGCGAACACGATGCAAGCTGTCGCCCAGAACAAGATAAATGCCGCGGAGATTGCCCGTCGTGCCCAGCGGGGCGAAATTTCTTGGCAAGATGCCGACAAGCAGATTTCGGAGCTTCCGAACCCGTATGACCTGTTCAGGCAGTTCCAGGCCAAGGGAACACCGTCAGCAGAAGGCGGCGGGCCGGCAAAGCGCCTGAAATTCAACCCGGCATCTGGCGAACTGGAATGATGGACACGAGCATGAGACGCGACTCTTTGAACACCATGGGGCTTTTCGTTCTAGCCCTTAACTGCCACCCGGATATGCTCGATCGCTTTAAGCGTCTCGGTGAAGTGCCTGGCGCGTTCTCCGGCCTCGATGCTGAGGCGCTCGCATGCGTTCGCCGCTGCGTCGATGCCGGAGATGATAGGCACGGCCAAAGCCGGATTTTCGGCGAGCTTGGCTAAGATGCCAGCAAGGATTTGCTGATGCGCCATAAGATCGCCTCTCATCTGCAAAAGCAGCGCTTCAATTCTATCGTCGTCCATCATGTCCCCTCCGTTTTACCCATCATTGAATCCTACCGGCCGGGAGTCGATACCCCATGATTGAAGTTGAACTTCCCGACGGCAGCATCGCCGAGTTCCCCGACGGCACGTCGCACGACGTCATCAAGGGGGCGCTTCAGAAGAGGTTTGGCGCGTCTTCAGGCGGCGGGGCCAGCAACTCGCAGACCTCCAACGCCTCCGTAGAGCGCGCGCAGCCGAACCCGGCGGAAGGTCTTCCTTACGGACAACCACCCGAAGGCATGGTGCTGGACCCTGAGACCGGGCAAATGGTCGACACGAAGGCTATTGCCGATCAGGCCGGGGGTTCGTGGGCCGGCTCCTTCATCAAGGGCATGCCGTTCATCGGAGAATATGCCGACGAGCTGGTCGGCGGCGGTGACCCGGTGAAGACCGAACTCGCCCGTCAGATGGCGGATAAATTCGAGGCTGATAACCCGAAGACCGCGACGGCCGGAAGGATCGCTACGGGACTGACCACGCTACCGGCTGCCGTTATGGCCGGTGGGGCTTTGCCGATGCCGGCGTCGATTGCCGGGAAAATGGGAGCTGGCGCGCTTTATGGCGGGAGCAGTGGCGCCATAGAGGGGGCAATCTCAGGTTACGGCGAAGGCCGCGATGGAGAGAGAGCAGAGCGTGCCGCCCAGCGAGCTGCCCACAGCGGAATAGTCGGTACGCTTGTTGGTGGCGTTACCCCAAGCCTCATTGCCCTTGGCGAAAAGGCCCTGAAGGGCGGCCTCGACTATCTCCGCATCACTCGGCAGGCCAATAAGATGGGGCTCGATAGGGGCGCGGCCGATGTGCTCAACAATAGGCTGGGCGCTGACGATGCGTTCGGCGGCGCTGGCGCTGCCAGGATCGCCGCAGCCGGGGATGACGCCATGCTGGCCGACGCAGGGCCAAGCACGCAGGCGCTTCTCGATCTCGCCGTGCAGAAGAGCGGCAAGGCCGGGAACATCGCTCGGGAGGCGATTGAGGCGCGCGCAGGAAGGGCCGGGCAGAATTTCGATGCGGCTTTGGACAGCGCCTTGGGGCAGCCGCAGGGAATCGCCACAGCCGAGCGAGCCATCCGAGACGGTAGCCGCGCTGCCCGTTCTTCGACCTATGGCGCCGCCTACGATATGCCCATCGACTATTCGGCACCTGCGGCGCGGGAAATGGAGGATTTGCTGTCTCGCGTCGGCCCCGGTGCCGTTCGCAAAGCCAATCGCCTGATGGAGCTCGCCGGCGACCGCTCGAAGCAAATTCTTGCGGATATCGCCGACGACGGCACGGTGACGTTCAAGACGATGCCGGACGTTCGGCAGATCGACTACATCACTCGTGCGCTTCGCGAGGAGGCCGAGGCGGGCGAGGGGATGGGCGCACTCGGCGGCCAAACCGATATCGGCCGCGCGCTGAAAGGCCTGTCGACCAATATCCGCGGAAAGCTGAGGGAATTGGTGCCCGAGTATGGGGCCGCGCTCGATACCGCTGCCGACCCGATATCCCGTCGGCAAGCCCTCCAGTTCGGCAACCGTCTGCTTTCTCCGGCGACGGCGAGGGACGAGGTCACGTTTACGCTAGACGGAATGTCCAAGGCGGAACGGCAGGCGGCGAAAGAGGGGGTTCGGTCCCACATCGATGACTTGCTTGCGAACGTGAAGCGCTCGATCACCGACGGAAATATGGATGCCCGGGAGGCACAGCGGGCGGTAAGAGATCTGTCGAGCCGGGCCAACAAGGAAAAACTGACGGCTCTCCTCGGTGACGACGAGGCGGGAAAGCTCTTCACCGAACTGGACAAGACGGCGCAGTCGCTCGACCTACGGGCATCAGTGGCGGCAAACTCGAAGACTTACGCACGACAGTCGGCTGAACAGGAAGTCAAAGACCTGACGGAGCCGGGAGCTTTCGGCAAGCTGCTTCAGGGCCAGCCGTTGAATGCTACCCAGCGGATCGCGCAAGCGGCGACGAAGCAGGCGCCTAAGGACATCCTGGAGCGCGAGCAGGGCATGTACAGCAATATCGTCAAGGCCCTTGTGGGGCCGCAGGGCGGTGACGCGATGCTTGCCCTTCGCCAGCTTGAGCAGATTTACCAGCGGAACCCGAAGAACGCTGCAGTCGCGCGCGCTCTCGCCAGTTATGGGGTCGGCGCCGCTGCACTACCGTCATATCAGAAGGGGCGGAAGGTGGTGGAAGCTCTGCTTAAATGAACGGGAAGCCGAGGTACATCCAAGCCAGAAACACTACGCCAAGACGAGTATACCATTTCGCGAAGGGAGTTAGTCCGTTTGTGAAAAAGGCCATACGCAATCCATAAATCCACGCGGCGGCCATCCCCATCCCTATAAGCGTCGTCATGAAAATGCCGAGCCATGAGGTGATCGGCTCACCATCGTGAATGAAGAAGAAAATACCCAGCACCAACGGCATAATAAGCAGCCAGAGGATTTGCTGGTACGACTCATGCCCTATGGTATCCCGCTTATAGAGACGCCAGGCCACGTAGAACCATAGCCCGCCGACGATGCAGGCGGCGGTGATCGGCGGGTATAGATCGATGATGGTGGGAGGGGATTTCACGGGTTCTTCAACTCGTCGTAGAGGATGCTAACTCCCCCACCCATCAGAGTGATGGGCACGAGCCATACCCACATCATCACAGGATGGGAAAACAGAAGCATCCAAATGAAACCGAAGCCGCCAGCGACTGCGAGCCATATCCCAATCAAGAATGAGATGATACGGCGGACTTTGGACCGTTGTTGGTTCATCAGTTACTCGCTCAGAAAATGGGGCAGGCGCTCGGGAGAACGCATCATAGTCTAAGCTAAATGCGGCACAACACCCAACCAATCCAATCCTCACTTGCTAACTTTACCAATGGTTGAATATCATCGGGAAAGCGGCACTGACCTTTGGAGAGGGGACATGACGGCGGCAAAGTATCTTTTGGTATCGGTAGCGGGAAGCCTCGGTTTCGTGGCGACGGTCGTTGTGCTGGCTGCATTCGAGCACTTCACAGGTTTCAACCTTTTTTCTTTCAGTCTCTTTATCGTAGTTCCTGCGGGCGCTCTGCTTTCCGGATTTGCGGCCGCCTCCGGCTTCTACTTGGCAAGCCTCTGGCTTCAGGTGAGACCTAACTGGTTTATCCTCCTGCAGATCATCATTGTCGCGGCTCTCGCGCAGATTGCTATTTACTACGCCGGATATTGGAGCCTGGTGCTCGATGACGGGACGGTAGTCGCGGACCGCATTGGCTTCAAGGAGTACTTGGACATCTACTTGTCATCGCAACACATACGCGTCGGTCGCGGGAGTGTTGACGCCGGGGAAGTAGGCCAATTCGGGTGGTGGTTGGCCGGCATTGAATACATTGGATTTCTGGTGGGTGGCGTGGCCGCTTTCCTGCTGCTGCGTGCATACCCATCGTGTCAGGGTTGCAACCTCTATCTCCGTAAAATTGCAAAAAAGGAGCAGTTCTTTTCAGAGCAAGATGACTTCGGCCGCTACTATGATCAGTTGTTCAACTATGGTGTTGATGGGCCAGAGTTTAAGAGCTTGTTGCAATGGAGTCCGAAGGAAGGAAAGAGCGAAAAGGGAAATATTCAGGTGCAATCGATACTTAGGAGGTGCCCATCCTGCAAGGAAGAATTCATGACCCAAGAGGTAAAGGTTTTTGCGAAAGATGGGTGGAAGGATGTGCCTAAACTGACCCGCCACGTCTCGATGCCCACAGGAGTAAGCGTCAGCAACGCATTCAACTAGAGGATGTTGGCTTGAAGCCAATCCGCAACGGCAGAGTCGAGACGGCGATCAGTAACAGGAGGTTTGGTAGCTTGTAGGCGTCCCGCCAACGAACGTACTCCTTGGCGTCGTCGTGCATGTTATAGGTCGGTAGGTCGGCTGACTATAGACAGCGGCGTTGGCCCGGTAGGTATTGCTCATGCCCTGCATGCCGGCAGCGAGCGCCATCCTGGCGTTGTCCTCCCTGACGCGGGCCTGCCTACGGGAATAGACTTCACGTTGAACCTCTGCCGTCACGCATTGAGCGCTTTGCGGCGACCCTGGCTTTAGCCCTTGGCCGTCGCATATTGCCGCTATTTTCTTGGCAAGTTCGTTCCGCTCTTTATAGCTCATTTCCTCGACAGTCTTGGTGCACCCAACCAGCGCCACCATCGCCGCGATAACCAACAACCGTTTCATGAACGCCACCTCAGCCAGACAGATAGAATAGGGACCATCATTGTTCGCGTAAAGCCGACCAGAGGCGGCAAGTGGAAGGAAGCATTTACCGCATGCCATTATCTTTGCCGCAGTGTCAGGAGGAGGCGGTGCGAATGACTGACGAAGACGCGCTCAAGAAGGCCGAGAGAATGCTTGATATCCATCGCAGCCAGTTAGAGCGCTGCAGCGGCTTGGGCCGCGATGCAAAGGAGGAGCGTGACGGAATTCGCTCTACGATTGGCGTATTGAAAGCGCACAAAATCGTGGACAAGCACGTCCAACAGAGGATTTCTGATATTATAGAGGAATTGGACGCTCTTCTATAAACGTCGACGTTGGCGGGCAGAGGCCCCAATGAATTGCTTCCCGTTTAGCTAGAATCATGCTTGTCTAAACCACCTAGTGGGTGGGGTGGAGCATGACAGCTGAGATAGCGATTTCGAATAAATCTGCGATCGCGTTAGCAGCAGATAGCAAAGTCACGCTGTCTATCGCGGGTCGGCAGAAAACTTATGACACCGTAAATAAGCTGTTTTCGTTGTCAAAGACGGAGCCCGTGGGGGCGATGGTCTATGGAAACGCGGAATTTATGGGCTTCCCCTGGGAGACAATCCTCAAGGAGTATCGTCGGCGCAAACCAACTAAGCGCTTTGACACGGTTTTTGATTGGGCAGACGATATTCTGGCCTTTCTCAAGGATTTCTTCCCCTTCGCGCACGAAGACGGCGCAAATATATCCCATATGATTGGAGCAACCGCTGTCTCCGGAATATTCGATCGATACATCGAAGCGTTGCAGGAGGGGGCGCCAACTGAGGAGGTCGCTGTCATTCTTCAGCAAGAAATCGATCTCCACATTCACAACCTTGAAAATGCCCCTGACTTCTTGAGCGACGAAGAATGGCGAGGCCTTGAGAATGGCCACCACCAAGTCGTCGAGGAGCTTGCAAATTCTGGTATCGGCGAAACATTTGAAGATCTTCGCCCAGCTCTGCGTCGGCTAGTCGAGTTGACGATCAGGAAGCAGATTTCCTCCCCAATCTATTCTGGTTTGGTCGTTGCCGGGTTCGGAGAAAAGGAGCTTCTTCCATCACTCGTGGCGTTTCAGATCGATGGGATAATTGGCGGAAAGCTGAAATGCACCCGCTCTACGCGGTTTGATTCCACACGGCAGAGCCAAGGCTTGATCCAGCCGTTTGCGCAGACCGATATGGTGTATCGGTTCATGGAAGGAATTGACCCGAACTATGCAGTCCAACTGCGTGCGAATATCGAGGCTCTGATTAGGCAGAACTCCCTTGATACCTTGGCAGCTCTTGGCGTTCCCGACGGCGATATCGAGGCGATGGCTCCGGCAATTGAGAAAGCTGCGAGTGCATCCCTTGAAGCTTTCTGGAAGGAAGACGCGCGCATCAGATGGGAACAATTCGCCGAGCCGATTATTGACATGGCGATGAGCCTACCAAAAGATGAACTTGCCAATTTGGCGGAGTCGCTGGTGAGCCTAACATCTCTTCAGCGTCGAGTGTCACGTGAGATCGAAACTGTGGGAGGAGCGATTGATGTGGCGGTTATTTCAAAGGGCGATGGATTCGTATGGGTAAAGCGTAAGCATTATTTCAACGCTGATCGGAACCTTAGGTTCGTGCAAGGATATTTTTCCGAGTATGGAACCTCGAAATCGGACGGAGAAGAAGATGGCAACGCTTGACCAACGCGAGGCGGCAACGGGCCGGCGTACGGCGTCGGAATCACGGCTTCCATTGATTGTTCAGAAGCAGCTTCGTGAGAAGAACACGCAGGCCGTAGTGGGCAAGGCATCCAAGGCATTTCTGGAGACGCTGGAGACGGAGCTTGAGAAACTTAAGAGGCCCGTCCAAGTGCGCTAGGTGCCTCTGTGCGCAGTTGTTGAAGCACAAGTAGAATCAAGGCGCTCTTCGGGGCGCCTTTCTCATTCGCATCTCGCACCTCGAACCACACACGGCGGGATGAAGGTGCCTGACCATATGCCGACTTTCGCGGCCTGTGCCTGGCGCTGTTCCTTCGCATACCGGCCCTTGCTGTATTTCGGCCAGTCGATGGCGTGGCCGTTGGAAACCAGCCAGCGGTTCACATCGGATCCGTCTGCGCGGGTGCAGATAGCCACGATGCGGTTATGGTCCCTTCCAGTCTTGCGGCACGAGACAGGGCGGGATTCGGAAAGGAAGGCATCAAGCGCATCCGCCGATACTTTGCCGCAACGGTAGGGCTTGCCAGCGGCATCAACGCAGCTCTGTCGGCTTTCCGGGGCGTCTATGCCGTCGAAACGGATGCGGGTGCCGTGGATGTCGATGGTATCGCCGTCGATGACGGAAGCGCGGCCGGTGATTTCCGCGGCGTTGGCTACAAATGGCAGGGCGAGCGAAAGAGCGAGTATCAACCTTGCGGGCATTGATAGGTGCCATTGAGGCCGGCGGCGCGAGCGGCAGAAAAAGCGTCCATTCTGATATAATCCTTGTTCGAGCCTATTTGAATAGGGCCTTGAGCAGCGACCAGAAACTTAAGGTGGTGCGGCTGTAAACCCGGCTATAGGCGGCTCTCTTCGGGTTGGTTAGCCATCCCCAACCACGGGGCGCCTTGAGACCAAGGCTATGCCGGACAACGCGTTTCATTGATGTTCTAGCGGCAAAGCTCTTCTTTAGGCTTGGTTTTCTGACGCGGATCTTAAACGGTGATCGTTTGCCCATGTTTGCCTCCCCTTGTTAGGAATGACACCACACAGTCAATCTAAAGTCGAGTCAGTCATTTAGGGAGCCGTTGCCGACTTGCCCGCCGTGAGGCGAGTGAACCGAATTTCTGGAATCATGCCGCCTCTAGATGCTCGATGGCGTCAATCTCGGCCTTCTTCGCCTTCGCCTCAGTTGCCAAATCGTAGGATGCCTGCATGTTCATCCAGAACTGCGGCGTGGTGCCAAAGAATTTGGCGAGCCGAAGCGCGGTATCTGGGGTAACGGGCGTCTGTTCCGCGACAAGGCGCTCGATGCGGGTACGGGGCACGTGTAGCTTCTTGGCGAGCGTATAGGGCTTCAGGTTCAGCGGAGCCAGATACTCCTCGCGCAGGATTTCGCCGGGATGGATGGTAAAGCCAAGAGTGGTCATAGCTTGGTCCTCAATCGTGGTAATCGGTTATCTCAACATCCTCGGGACCAGCATCGGTCCAGCGGAAGCAAAGCCTGAACTGCGTGTTTACCCAAATCGCGTGCTGCCCGGCTCGATCCTTAATCAAAGGGTGCAGTTTGTTGCCGGGAGGCGATTTCAGATCATCAAGAGCAGCGGCGTTGTCGAGCATCACCAGCTTACGGCGAGCCGCCTTGATCAAATCCGGCGGGAAGCCCTTCGGGGATTTCCCCGCCGCGATAGCCTCTGTCGTCCTGTCTTTGTACGATCTGATCATGACGTATCATAGCGAGATACGAGAGTGACATCAATAGAAAAGTATCATGGTGAGATACGAAATTGGGCCGGGCAACGAATCGAGGAGGTGGAGTTAGTCTTTCCGTTGCTTGGCTTCGAAATCCGGACCGCCGAGATCTTTAACGACCTTATGGATGACTTGCTCTAATTCACGATGGGTCATGGTCACAACGTCATCTGGTTTTCGAAATGACGATTCCAGGCGCGCGACAACGATATCGTTAAAGCGGCGGCCGGTTTGCGCCGCCTCTGATTCTAGCCGTGAGGCGAGATCAGGCCCGAGATTGATAAGCGCAGAGCCTTCTGAACTCGGCGCTTCTAGCGGAAGGTTGTAGTTGTCGAGAAGGTCGGCGATAAAAATTTTGAGGTCGTCGGGGTCTTTGAAGCTTCGGTTTTTCAAGCCAAACCTGAGGGCGTAGACGAACGTTGCCGCCAATCTTGTCGCATGCTCACGCGGGTCCGCAGGCGGCGGGGCACCTTCATCGATGATGACAAGATCGTCTTCAGTGAGAGACCTGTCTAGGCGATAGACGATTTCCGCATTGAGGCTTCGTTGGTTCGCCGAGGCTGATTCCTCTACGCGTTGCTTTAAGTCAGGCTGCATGCGTAGCCCGAACGGAGCGATATTGGCGACCTTGATATTGGTGTGCGGCTTCTTCGTCATGGCTTCATTGTGTAGCTAAAAACCAGTTGACGGCAATCGCTACATAATGTAGTTAGCTTCATTGTGTAGTTATTGAAGGAGGTTGATAGAGCCAAATGCCTAAAACCCCGCAACCCTTCGGGTTGAGAATGCCGCCTGAAGTAAAGAAGTGGGTGGCAGATCAGGCGGAGCGGAACATGCGCTCGCAGAATGCGGAGGTAGTGCTGGCGCTCAAGGAAAAGATGGAGCGCCACCAAAACGAAAAGAGCGGGACATCGGCCTAGGAAACCGCCCCGCTCTTTTCTGAGATCCACCACTCCATAAGGAATGTGAACATGCAAACGCATGATAGCAAACTTGTGCCTTCATTGGCAATCCACGGCGGGAAGACGCCGCTCACGATGTCGAGCCGCGAAATCGCGGAACTGACCGGCAAACGGCACGATCACGTCATGCGTGACGCCCGCAAAATGCTGATCGATCTGCATGGCGAAGAAGACCTCCCCAAATTTGGGGGCGTCTACGATGGCGGAAACGGCGAGGCGCGTCCGTGCCTCCATCTGCCGAAGCGGGAATGTCTGATCCTCGTCTCCGGCTATAGCGTCGAGCTTCGTGCACGCATCATCGACCGCTGGATGGAACTGGAAGAAGGAGCAACGCCCAGGGCGCTCGACTTCTCCGATCCGCGCGTCGTCCTGGGCGTGATCGGCCACCTTCAGGGCGAAGTCGCCAAGAAGGACGAGATTATCGCGGAGCAGGGCGGGCGGCTGAAGAAGCTGGATCGTCTCGAAGGCGCCAAGGGAAGCATGTGCATCACGGACGCCGCCAAGACGCTCGCCGTCAAGCGCGACTTCCTTTTCCAGTTCATGCAGACGCGCCGCTGGATCTTCAAGCGTTCCGGCAACAAGAACTGGCTGGCCTACGATACCGTTCGGCACGCTGGCTATATGGAGCACGACGACCATCTCTATATGGACAATGAGGGAAGGGAGCGCGTTTCGACGCAAGCGCTGGTGACGGCGAAGGGACTGGTCAAGCTGGCCGCTCTCCTCGATAAGCCTCTGCATTGAGGGAGGCGTATGATGGGGAACATCATTCCGTTTCAGTCTCGTCGGCGCTTTGCAACCGAAAGCCTCGAAGAGCGCATCCGTCGCCTCGAAGCCGAACTCATTGAGGCCCTGAGCGAAAAATGGCCGCGCGGTGCGGAAATCGTCAGGGTGCCGTACGGCAATCACGCGCTTTTCTTCATGGAGCGCGATCCCGAAGCCAAGGAGGTGTCGTAATGGATCGCCGCACTTTCATGAAGGCCGCGGCGATTGCCGCTTCTACGCCGGCTACCATCGGCTCAATCTCGGTTGCCATTTCCGACATGTACCGGGAATGGCTTGCTGTCCGCTATCGGCCTTCGGCCGGCAAGACCGAAGCTGAGATGGACGAGGGCTTTTACCGATACCAGACCTTGCAAAGGTCGATCATCGAGGCTGAGCCCCAAACGCCGCGGGACGTTGCCATTCAGTTCATCGTCGATACCGACGACGGCGACAACTACCACTCGGATGATTTCGAGCGTCGTATTCGGCAGTTGGCCGCGTCCTGAGCTCAAGAAAAGTCAAATGCAGCAAGGCCCTCCATCGCGGGGGCCTTTTTCCATGGAAGGAAGCCCATGCCCAGGAACGGAAGCGGCGTCTATTCGAAACCGGCCGGCACTACGGCGGTTCCGAATACGGACATCGAAAGCGCCAAGTACAATGCAACCATCGACGATATCGTCGATGACCTGAACGCGGCACGGCCCCGGACAGCAGGGGGGACCGGCGAGACGAGCGTTCCCGCTGCTCGGCAAGCCTTCACGACGTATACCACGAAATCGGCGGGCTATACGGCGGCAAAGACGGACGCCGGCGCCATCCACCGTTGCTCGGCAGAGATTACCGTATCTCTTACGGCTGCAACGACGCTCGGCGCGAACTGGACGCTGACGATCATTGCGGACGGCGGAGACGTCACCATTGACGCAGACGGAACCGAGCTTATCAACGGCGCGGAAACGCTTGTCGTTGCGGATGGGGATGCGACTTACCTCATCTGCACGGGGTCGGCGTTCGTGGCTATCGTGATCCCCTCGAATAGCAGGATCACGACATTGCCGACCGGGGCCGCTCTACCCGCCGCCGATATCGGCCCAATCTGGCACGCCGACTATGCGTCGGTCATGACGTGGCAGAAATTCGACGCGAACAGCGCAGACTACGAGGGCTATGCCAGCGTGGATATCGGCATGCCTGTTCTGGACGGCCGGTCCACTCCCCGAACCGGCTACCTCAAACGCAATGGGGCCTCCCTTTCGAAGACGACGCACGCTCCTCTTTGGGCGTGGGCGCAGCACAATGGCAACGTAGTTGCGCTCGGCTCGTGGGCTGCAGGGGCATTCGTCTTTGCGGACAACGGAGATGGCACATTCAAAGTGCCTGACAATCGCGCCGAGTTTGAGCGCGCATGGGACGATAGCCGAGGTGTCGATAGCGGGCGTGTGTTTGGATCATCGCAGCTTGACCAGATGCAGAGATTGGTTGGCACCTTGGATCTCTTAGCGGCGGGGTCTCAAAACGGAACTGGCGCTCTGTCGGCAAGCGGTTCTACCGTCCGCGCGTCTGGTTCCACAAGCGACAGTGGCAAGACCATCAACCTCAACACAGCCAATTCACCAAACGCGCGTGTGTCGAGCACGACGGACGGAGAAACCCGCGTCCGCAACGTTGCTCTTCTCGCCTGCATCAAGTTCTGAGGTCGGCCATGAACATCTATCACTTCCATTCCAAAACCGGCGAGTACCTCGGATCGTCTTCCGCCGAGACCGACCCACTCGACCCGTCGCATGTATTGGTTCCGGCCTTCGATACCAGGACAGAACCCTCGGCAGTGGAGGAGGGATTTGCACTCGTCTTTGCCGACGGAGAGTGGACGCAGGTTGCCGACCACCGCGGCGAAACGTGGTGGAACGCGGATGGCAAGCCCGTCGAGATCGACTTTCTCGGCGATCCGGTAGAGCGTGACTTGCTCGATGCCGAGCCTGAGATCGAGCCGGAACCGCCAACCCTCGCCGACTACGAGAATGCCATTCAGGGGCTCGTGGATACGACCGCAACCGAGAAGATGTTTCGGGACGGCGTCACGCTCGCCAGCTATGTCGCATCTACGAACCCGCAATGGGCGGCAGAGGCCCAAGCCTTCGTGGTGTGGCGCGATGCAGTATGGGCCTATTCCTATGCCGAGCTTGCTAAGGTGCAGGCCGGCGAGCGGGAACAGCCGACGCCTGAGGAATTCCTGGAAGAACTGCCGGCCATCGCCTGGCCCAATTGAGGCCCGGGCGAGACGGGCAACCCGCCCGACCGGCCTAGCCCACACCGCAACCAAGGACATCATCATGAACCGCGCAGCGTTCTACGTCAGCGTGCGAGCCCGCACGTCGGCAGTCTTCGGCACGTCCCTATCTCCGAGTCAGGTGCAGGGGGTCGAAGCCATCCTTGACGAGGGAGGAAGGCGAGGAACGCCACTCCGGCAACTCGCCTATATCCTCGCCACGGCCTACCACGAATCCGCCCATACGATGCAGGCGGTGAGGGAGACGCTAGCGAAGACCGACGACGGCGCTATCCGGGCGCTGGAAGCGGCGTGGAAGGCCGGCAAGCTCTCGTGGGTGAAGACGCCGTACTGGCGCAAGGACGCTGACGGCAAATCGTGGTTCGGCCGCGGTCTCGTCCAGATCACCCACAAGGCGAACTATCAGAAGCTCGGCATGCTGATCGGCGTCGATCTGGTGAAGGACCCTTCGAAGGCACTGGAGCTTTCCACGGCCGTTCAGATCCTCTTCACCGGAATGGAGCTTGCCAGCTTCACCGGGAAGGCTCTCGCGGACTACATCAGCGACGGCCGGGCCGATTATGAGGGTGCGCGCCGGATCGTGAACGGCACGGACAAGGCCGCGCTGATTGCCGGCTATGCCGAGGCGTTCGAGAAGGCATTGGTTGCCGCCGGCTATTCCGCGAAGAAGGCCCAGCCTTCCGCCACTGAGCCCGCTCCAGCGCCGCCGAAGCCTGCCGCCACCATCGAGCAAGGCCCGGTCCCGTCCGGCAACTGGCTCGCCGGCATCCTCGCCGTAATCCTCAAAATCTTCTCCAGGAGCGAGAAATGAAGTTCCTCAACACCAACACCCTGCACAACGTCATCAACGTGGCCGTCGTCGTCATCCCGGCGCTTGAGCAATTCGACTGGACGCCGTTCATGTCGGACAGCACGGCCCTGAAGGTTGTCGGCGTCCTCGGGCTGCTCAAGATCGCCGTCAATGTGGTCCGCGATGGCCCTACGGGTCTCGTTGCGCCTCAGCCCCCGGTGCAGAAATGATCGGCCTCCTCGACGCCCTCAAGATCGGCGCCGGCGCGGTCCTCGGCGCTGCGCTCCTCTATGCCTATGTGCAGATCGTTTCGCTGCCAGCGGCCCGCTCTGAGGCAAGGGCTCATCTCATCGCCGAGCAGGCCGTTCAATCCCAAAAGGAAGAGCTGGAAAGGAAGGGCGACGATGCCACGCTTCAGCGCATGTCTGATTATGACCTTTGCCGTGCTTACCTTGGTGGGGTGCCAGAATGTGACACCCTCCTCGTGCGCGGGGTTTCAGAAGAATAACCTCTCGCCGGCCGGGACGGTGGCGCTGCTCCAGGCAGATCGCCCCGGCGCAGAGCGGGTAATCGGAAATGACCGGGCCGGCGCCCGGAAGGGATGCTGGGAATAGACATGTCGGCAACGGATGACGGAACGATGCAACGCGAAATCGGAATGCTCACCGCCAAGGTGGACATGATTCTCGAGACGATGCGACGATCAGAGGAGAAATCCGACGTCAGCCGTGCCTCGATGCATCGAAGGCTGGACGACCAGGCCGACCGCATGGGCAAGGTCGAATCCGCCGTCAACGACGTTCAGGACGACGTAAAGGACATGAAGCCAGTCGTCGAGGAAATCCAGATGTGGCGGCAACGGGGGATAGGGGCTCTCGCCATCGTCGGGATAGGGGCCTCGGCTCTTACCTTCATCGTGACGAAGTTCGGGGCCGCGTTGATGGCGTGGATCGGGACGCGCTAACTCCGCGCTTTCTCCAGGCACCTGTCCCAGAACTCTTCCACCATCTGCGTGGCAATCCTCGCCGTGTCTACAAAGCCGGTGTTCGGCAATATCCTCTTGTCCCGTAGCTCGCGAGGATAAGCCGCCGCCCATTGCCATTTGCCCGCCGTTGGGCCAGCCGTGTCTTTCCTGATCCTCCCGATATAGGCCATTCCGTCGAAACCGCACCAGTCGAGGTCGGATGGCGGGTCGTTCTCGTCGAGCTGCGTTCGCTTCCATTGGTAGCGGGGCTGGTAGGGTTCTGTCAT